ATATATATATATATATATATATATATATATATATATGTCCTGACACTTTTTAGTTTTACATCGTAAAATAGGATCACTTCGGCCAAAATATAGAAGAAGAAAAAAGAAAATTTGTTGATAAGGTAAAGGCTAAGGTAATCCTATAGCCTTTGACACTGTGGGGGACTTAGGTTGTTAAGTCTTGGGTATGCAGCCCATTCTGCTTTCCTTTCAGCAGTCAGCGGTGAATCAACTGTTTGTGTCCAATCACTGCCTTGCAAATATCTCAGGCGTAAGTCTCTGATCTCTGCAGGACCCATAGGTGTTTGTATATTCAGTCTTGCTCTCAATGCATTCTGTTCCACAAGTATCCGAGCATGTATTGTTGGATTATCTCCTAAACTTATACCTTTGATCATATCTATGTCTCCTGCGATAAGTATTCTGTTCTGTATGGCACTAGATCACCTTTGTTTGCTTTGGTTAATTCATATGTCACCTTAAATCCTCTATGTCCATATTCATTCTCATCCTGAATTGTGTGTGCACCGTAGTGCTTGACTAAGAGCGTGATTGCTTTGTTGTATATGTTAAATGCCATAGTGATGTTAAATGGTGATATACTGAACTGATCAAGATATGCTCTACCAGAAAAATATGTTAAGGTGCTGTATGTATCTCCACCATTTGTAAATACTGCCAATAGTGGAAGTCTGTCATATTTTTCTGGTTCAAAAGTAGATAAGGTTTGATAATCTGTGCCCAGAACTAGGTTATTATCAGCGGCAACATTGCCTAAGTAATTTATTGTTAATTCAAGTTGATATTGTGCTGAGGCATATGTGCTACTTTTATTTCCGGTAAAAAAGCATTCTGAACTGATGCTCCACAATCCAATATTTTCAGGGAAAGTTTCCACAATGTCTGGTGTGCCTAATGTAACAATACCTACATCATAATCATCGCTCACAATTTCAACCCTGTCAAAGTTTGAAACATTTCCAGTAGGCGAAGGTGTTAAATTAGCCACTGGTATTCTATATGCTGGCAAAATTTCAGCAAAGTGCAATCCTGCCGCACCTGGTTGTATGTCTGGCACTTCAATAACGTTTGCTCTACTAACCTGAAATGATCCTGTTGTATATCGCCTGCTTTCAGAACCACTGATCTGATCATGCAAACTCACTTCCATTCTAAACTGTGTATTTCTGTTAAATGTAAATGAGTCAATGGGGAAGTTGAACACATTACCTGATTCAAAATAACTTTGTGTGCTTAAACCTGGTGTTTGTCTAAATGTCACCGGAGCCGCTGTGGTTGCTGATTCATTAATACACACAACCTTTGCTTCACTAAATGTAGTGTTTGCTGGCACATTAATAGGCACATTAATAAACGTGCCTCCTGTGTATGTGCTACCAAATTCATTACGCACAGTCTCTATATTTGCTGTGCTCACAACATTACCAGTTGCAGGATCATGTATGTTAGCATTAGCCGCAAGTGGATCATTCACAATGGTTATGTTGCCCAGTGTGAGACTTGCGTTAGAGTTTTCTACCCACCAGTTGCCTATGCCAGGTTCATTGACAGGCAAGTCTTCTTGTGTGAGCAAGTCTCCATAAACATCATCATCATATTCTAACAACACACATTTAACAGTGATCATGCCTTCAGCGTCTTCCATTTCTGTGAGACGCATCACACGGAATAATTTATCACCATAACCATAAAGTTGTGAAGTGACTTTTACCACATCACCAACATCCATTTGCATGCCTGTGAAATCAGTGGTGCACTCTAAGATAGTGTTTAATCTGTTTTGGTTCAAATCGATGTTTGCAAGATTACTCACACGAGCACGATCATTACACATGTCTAATCTATAACTCAATGTGTTAACAGGCTCGTTGTCGTGCAACAAACTCACATCCACATTAGCGTGATATACTTCTGTTTGGTCTTTTTGATTTACACTTGGATATTCTACTTCAATTTCATTATACAAACTGAATAATTCGGCTGAGGTTATTGTGATAGCACTCACAATGTTGTCGTCATTCAACACAAACGCATTTGCTTGTTCAGCGGCTGTTGCGGCTCTGCTAGGCACCACACTGAATTTACCTGTCTTGCCACTGAATGTAAAGAAAGCACCACCACTTAAACATATTTTTTCAATGTTTCTTTTTGCACTGTCAAATGTGCTGAGCACACTATCAATCTTATATCGGTTGTGTTGTGCTGTTACATTACCTGCTTTGTTATAATTCACTGTTTCATTACAAAACAAGAAATAATCATTCAATGCCGAAATGTCTAAGTCATCGTTTGTTAAGCCTGCACCATAACGATCATTTGTGAGATAATCTTTAAGCACATCCGATGGATTCTTCACGCTGTTTTCAATGTCAAATGTGATAGCACCTAATCCTGTGAGACCTTCTTCTGGTTCATAATCAATTTCCACGATTGCAAACACCAAATCTTCCATTGTGTTTGCTGAAGTCCAATTTTGGAATTGTCCGCTTTTGCTTGTGCTGGAGCCACCGTATGCATTCACAGCGCCTGTGGTTGGAAATATTTGATGTGCGGCAGTGCTACCGCCTGCATAAACTCTCACACGCATCAAGCCATTGATTTTTGTGCTGGCTGTTGCGTTAGGGTCTGTGATGCTGGTCACTGTAGCACCACTAAAGTTTAATCTACCATCGCCTCTGTAAATATCATTTACTGTCCAAACATCTATATCATTGTATTCAGAAATAACAAGGCAGTATGCCATTGTTTTGTTTTGGTTTTTGATTTCAGCATCTGTGATAATTGCGCCTGTGTAACTTCTACCATAGAAGCGTGGCACTTTGTTGTCTGTTGAAGGTGCTAATTGTATTTTTACGCCTGGGTCTTTGCTGTTTGCACCTGGTGGTTCAAACACACCTAACAGTTTGGCTGTTCCTACAGCAAGTCCAGTTGCAATAACACCCACAGCAACATCGAACAATAAAGTGCTGCCAAAGATAGTTCCTGCAATTTTGAACGCACCTAATATTGCTGCCGCTATTGTCTGAAATACTGCCATTTACTTGCCCCTGTATACATAATTGGTTTCTACTTTGGCCCAGCCTCTTTTTTCTAAATCAAAGTCTGGTGATTGTGTCATGTTAGTGAGTGTGAAACATTCAATAACGCCTGTATCTTCTAGTTGTTTTCCAAATTCTATATATTTCATCAACAATCTATAACCCATTGTGCTGTTTCTAGCATTTGGCTCCACCCACCACATCATTTCACGCAGTGTTTTAACATGTGGCAACCAAGGATCTTCGCTTATACCAGCAATCAATATGCCTTGTATCTCACCTTGCTTGTCCTCTCCTACTATCACACAACCATGTGTTGACAGTTGTGCTAGTAAGTGTTGTATTCTTCTATAATTAAAGTCTGGATCATGGTGTGCCTCTAGTGGTGAACTGTTGGCAAAGTTGATCATCAACTCCATTACTCTATCAAAATCTTTCAAATCTGCAAATCTAATCATCTTAAAATCTTATCTTATGTTAAAATTAAATCTTGGTCCGCCTCTGTTTGGACCCCCTCCGGGTCCACCGCCTCCACCATAGCCTTGACCACCTGTGTATTCTTTACCAAAGTCAAAACTCACATTCTTGAGATCTTTGACTCTGTCAAAACTTATATCACCTGGATAAAACTTACGTCTATCGTTGCCGTTTGTTCTTTGTCCTCTGACACGATTTTCTAACAGTGTGTTGATACTGGCACAAGTTACAGTGATTTGGTTTGTGAGTTCGCCATTGAGAAAGTTTGTGGTTTCGTCAATTGAAAAATTAGTGATCACACCTTTGTATCGAGTGTAAACATCACTGGGCAACAACTCTAGTGTTTCAGGATTAAAGAAACCTCGTTTAACTTCAACAATGCCACCTTTAATAGGTGTGTTAAGTATAATGTTCATGTAGTTGTATTCTGCAGGTATGCCACTAAGTGCTATTTGTATGTCACCATTTGTGGTTTTTAGATCTTCTGTTAAGTCTGATATCTGCAAGAATG